AGTACAACGGTAAGGAACTTGATCGTATGCACGGATTGGATTGGTATGATTATGGTGCACGCCACTATGATGCTGTGCTGGGAAGATGGATGTGTGTGGATCCGTTAGCGGAGAATGGACTTATATTAAGTCCTTATGTTTTTTGTTTTAATAACCCTATTCGATATATCGACCTTGACGGCAGATGGGCAGGTGATTTTGTCAATGAGGATGGGAAAGTAATAGGGAATGATGGAATCAATGATAATAAGGTCTATCTTTTAAAGACGACAAAAACAGAATTTGATAGTGGAGCCCCTTCAGCAGGAATTAGTAAGAATACACTCAAAGCTACTATAGCATTTATAAAAAAATAGTGGAAATACTAAGGCGTTTCAAGATGACAGAATTGCATATGATAATAGTGTAGAATTAGCTAATCTTAGTATAAGACAAAATATGGTGAATATTGTAAATCAAGATGATGGTTCTGGTGGAACTGCAGATAGAAATAATAGAGAATATGGGGGTATAGTGAGAGGAAATTTAGTCTTAGAATCACCAATGGGAAAGGTTGGTAATCCTAAAAAAGATCTGGATGTTTATATTACACATCGAGATATAAGGTATGGAGATATAACCTTTCACAGTCATCCAAGTGGTCAAATTATCGAACGTCCAGATAATGCCGGTGGGACAATTATTGGAGGTGTCACCAAGACATTCCAATGGGTAAGAGCTCCTTCAATTGACGATATAAATAAAGCATCTGGTACAGATTATGAATTTTCTATAGGTGACGAAATAGTATATATTTATAATAGATCTGGGGTACAAGCAACAATTCCCCAAAAACGATTTATAACTCCTAAAAAATAAAGTAATGAAAATCAGAATTATTTTTGTTTTCCTCTTTTCTCAGCTGTCTTTTTGCTATGGACAAACATCTACGCAGCTGAATGAATTAATAAATGAAAGTATAGAAAAATATATTGTTAATCAGCATCATACAAATAATAACTCTAAAGAATTTATCTTCTTAAAAGATAATTTCCCTTTAGATTTTCAAGTTGAGGATACTTTAAAGCGCCTCTATAAGATTACTTTTATAGAGAAACAAGTATGTTGTAAAGCGAAATTAAAGAAAGGAATAAGAGCTTATAGACTACTTCCCATTTCGTTAAATGATAATATTCTGACAATAACTATTGCAAATATATTTTTTATAATAAAAAAGAGAAAAATCACTATAAGTAACAGTGATTATATTAATTATAAATACTTTAAAGATAAGGATAAGTGGGAATTTTTGAAAGAGGAAAAAAGTGGTATATAAAAGGATTACGTTAAATCATTTTTAATTGATGTAATATATATCTTTAAAATTAAAGGGGGTGTGTCAAAATACAAGTTATTAACTTGATAACTTATGTTTTGAAATACCCTCACCTTTTAGGATGAGTTTTGTAATTGTTTGTAAAACAATGTGATACGAGTTTGAATTCTTTTGCATGTCTATAGAATTTGTAGACTTATAACTTTCCCATGACCTGAAGGTCCATTTACAAAATAAAGTTGTATACTTCCGTTTGACAACGTATAACGGTGACAAGCCATCAGTCTATAATATGACTTATGATGGCTATGGTAACATCACACGTTATGATGCTGTGGATAATATCCTCGGAATTACGAATGCCACCACCCCTGTTTCGCTGATGAAACTCAAAAAGTCGAAGCTGGGAGGAAGGAGTTTGCATAGACCTCTCCTATAAGTACTTTATCGGACTAAATGTCGGCTATCATTAGGAAACCACAATAAAAAGTAGGCCTTAAACTTTGATTTCTAAAATTAGTTTTTTATATTTGCAGAAACAGATAATTTAAAATACAAACAAATAGAACAATAACCTTTTAGACAGGTAAGGGGGGTAAAACGAAATGTGTAAATACAATAGTTGGGTTGACGTGATTATATTGTTTGTAAATCAGAGAGTTACCGAATATTAGAGGATGAACGGGGCGCAAAACGAAATGTTACAAGCGTGTTACATTTGCGTTACATTCGATGAGCGTTTGAACGGTGTTTGAGAGAGTAATGTTACATAGGAGGCTAAATGGGGCGATTTGGGACGTTTTAAGCCTGAGTGTGGGTGCTTAATAGTGTAAGGAGTATTGACGGCGACAAAAGTGCAGGAAATAATTGTGACAGGGTTGTTTTATGTATAAATTGATGAGGTAGGCTGTTTACAGCTTACCTTTTATTTTACGCATTTAGTAAAATATTATATGGTTAAAATATCGTATATAGTAACTATTTTGTATATTTGCAAACAAAAAGAGATAACTATGACAAAGGTAATACACGTACAATTGATGAAAGGGAGGAAGAATTATTATTTTGGCTCAATTCCTGCGATTTACAGCGTTTTGACGGCTGAGGAGATAGGTATTAAGCAAAGTTCGCTGGAGCGTGTAGGATTGAGTAAGGGAGGGGTTATTCTGAACAAAAAGGCTTGTATAAGGGCTGGTGAGCTTATACGCTCAAAGGTGACAAAATAAGGGTATGTATAAACAGCTAAAACGCTGATTGAACGATAGTTGAACGGCTTTCAATACGTTTCTGAACGGTTGAAAGCCGTTTTCTTTATTTTATTGGATTGTAAAGGTGTGTTTTTAAGGTAAAAAATGGCTTTGGAGTGACATTAGGGGTGACGATTGGAGTGACAGTGTAAAACGAAATGTGTAAAGAGGGGTGACATTAGGGGTGACACTTTTTATATGTTTTTGACCACATTCACCCCCCTAATAAAGACGAAAAAAAGCGGATAGACCCTATTTTTAATCATTTATCCCCCCCATTTATTCCGTATAAGGAGGGGTATAGTACAATGAGATAAAATTAAAAACTTCCTGAAATGCCTGATTTATTGGGGATTTTGCTTATATTTGTAGTGTAAAATCATTAAAAAGTGTGTGCGTGGCGCATAAGGAGGTAAATTATGAATGATGATTATAAGGTGTCAGACGAGTTACGAGATAAACTTGATGAGGAGAATGCACGTTTTGTCTTATCACGCGCAGATTTACTTGTGAATAGTACGCTGGAACAATTACGTAAATCTACAGACCGAGTATATACTTTGTTTGGACTACTTATTACAGCCTTTTCTGGACTAATTGCATTCGTCTTGTCTACAAACTCTATTTATTTACTTATTCCATCAGTAATCTTATGTCTCGGTTTAGGTTTAGCACTTTATATTCTTTTTGTGGATGCAATATGGGTTCATTCGTATAGGGACGCAGGTAATAGTCCAGAGAACCTTCTTGTTGAAAAGAATATGACTTATCTATATAGGAAACATAAGAACAATAAGGCTATTGCTAATAAAGAACATCTCCTTAATATCATTTATGATAGTATAGAAGATGCTGCTTATGCTATTCGCGTGAATGACAAACAATTGGAGGAGCGTACAAAAGCAATACTTAAAATAATGAAAATATTGAAGGCCACAATAGTTATTGCAGCCTTCGTAGCCTTAGTGAGTATGCTTTGTAAGGGTTTTGTCGGAATTTGTCATTCTTACCTCTCTTCTTTTTGTTGTAACCCACTGCTCTTTCGTCTTTTCCTCTTCTTCTTTCATTGTTAATAGAGTTTAGTTAATAAAAATATTTAGGATTATATAAACCTACTTAAACTATCGAAAGTATTAGATATACTTATAGCTTAAGTGTTTTATTCAACATCAGAAATGCTTATAACTGTGCCCAGGCTGTCAAGTGTAAAGATTTGGTTGTAGATCTGTGTTGCACCATATTGATTCTTTGCACGGTACTTATGACGTACTATGAACCATTTGGTGTGTGGGTTCTGTGATACAGGACTCCATTCAACACCATCATAGCTTTCAGGATCGTTCAGATTCTTTTTTAAGAACTGTTTTACCTGGCGTACTGAAGCATCTAATACATCATTGTGAACAACGGCTACAGGTTCTTTCTTCTCTTGTGGTTCTGGCGAGTCGCTAAATGCACCTGCAACCAATACTGATACTACGATTAAGCCAATAACCGCTAATATAGTAAGATTAAGCCTTGCCTTTTTCTTTTCTTGTGGAGTCCTCTCACTCCATTTCTTTTTCTCTTTCATATAATATAAACTTAAGTTATTAGACGTATTATAATTGAATATAGTTATGCGTCAATCTCCCAATCTTTGTAGCCCTTTGCTCGCAGTTCTTCCAGGCGTTTTGTATAAGCTACAATATCATGAACTAACGGTGCCATTCTAAATCTTTTATAAAGCTGTTGCTTCTCATCATCTGTGAGTATGATGGGCTTGTCAGGATGTAGCTTGTTCCAATAGTTCTCAATAAAGAACACTGCATTACGTCGTGCTCTGGTATATTCTTTCAAGAACTCTTCAAGTTCGGTCTTCTCTGGGTCTATCATAATATATATGTCAATCAGATGATACAATTAATGCGTACGGAAGCCTTGACGAGTGCCAGGGCTGTGATGCGACGGAAGTCAATGTCTCTTGCCGCATAGGCAGGATTCTCTGATCCGAGCGTAACAAATGGTTCGCCCTTTTCGGACTTGCGGATATACTTTACCACGATATAGTCTTCTCCGTCAATATCATAGGAGAGAAGGTACATTTCCCCATAGAGTAGGTTATTCATGTCGGGCGACTGCTGCTTATATAAGATGATATCACCAGACTTCAGCAAAGGATACATAGAGTCACCCACTATACGAATCGCTCCATCGCACTTGGGAAGATTGGGAATCTTGATCGTGTCAATAATGTTCTGCTTGTTGTTGGCAAATAGAGCCTTTAGTCCTGCAGTAGCTTCAAAATCATAGAGATATACTACTTGCGTATCTTCTTTTTTCTCTATGCTGCGAGGTTGGTGTATAGGCTTCACCTTTACTTGTGACTCTTCTGTTGTGGGTTTGAGCATATCCCCATTGCCTGTGAGAAGCCACTCTGCAGATATATTCGCATTTGCGCATATTTTTGATATTACGTCAAAAGAAGGCTTGCCCTGCCTTGCCCCTACTACGTTGGCAATCACTGTAGGAGTAACTCCAATAGCCTTTGCAAAGGCACTCTGATTACCATTGTAAACAGAGTTTATTATAATTTCAAAGCGTTTATTGATATCCATTTGTTTAATAATTTGCGCTTTTGCGTAAAATAATTGCGAAATAATTTTGTTTATCCGCATTTGCGTATTATCTTTGCAGCGTGTTAAGTTTATTAACAGCGTCCAAAGATACAAAAAAGGGGCGTGAATAACAAAAAATAAAGATTAAAGATTATGAAGACAGAAGATTTAACAGCGTATGCTAAGCAGAAAGAAAGTGTTGAGAAGGAGATTACTTCTTGCCTTTTAAGTATAAATAACAAGATGGAAGAATGTTACAGTGGGTTATCAGACAACTATCAGGATTTTTTCCAGAATTATGCAGATATGTTGTACAAGCTTGAAATCAAAAAAGAATATTATAGCCTGCTGTTGGAGGAAACAGAAAAGAGCGACCTTGAAACGATACAGGCGTATATGATGGATGTAATCTCTACCTTAACACAAGAGCTTATAGAGATCAAAATAGGTAGTAGCTGTGTAGGTGGGATGAAGCATTTGGCAGCAGTGCTTGAGTTTGAGGCAAAGCAGGAGCTGCTCGTTAAATTCACAGAGCTGGCTTGTAATATAGATATTTAACAAAAAGGCGGCTACGTCCGAATGGTAGCGGACACGGAATTAAAAGCATCGGAGCGACTGGGGTTCGATTCCCCACCGCCTACAAGATTAACATTATAAGAAAGGAATTATGGAAAAACAAATCTATGTAAGTAAGAAAGGTAAGGCTCACCTCTGTGAAGTCTTTAACTGCACCACAGTAATGGTATGGAAGGCTCTGAACTTCAAGAGTGACAGCAAGCTTGCAAGGAAGATTCGCTTCACTGCACTAACACAACTGAACGGAACTCCTAATTGGAAACAGGCTGACGTTGAGACTACTCACGAGGAAGCAGAACAGACAATGACACAGACCTTCGGTGAGCGAGTGAAGATAGTTGTTGATCGCAAGGATGGCAGCGTGAGTGTCTTTGTTGATGGAATTGTGACACGTCGAGAGCAAGATATGAACATACCTGCCTTTGTGGAGCTACAGAGTGAGGTTGAATTGATGGCTATGAGCTTATAACTATATTTGGGATGGAATACTTCAACAAGATATTGTGCGTAACCTACGCGGAACTGACTGGAGGTGGTGATGCAGTTATTAAAGCTGCTACATTACGTCAGAACATGAGCCGTGGAAATATCGTCAGTGTACACCGTGGAGGTGGCGAGGGCGGTCAGGCACTCTACGCATGGAGTTCCATTCCTCAGAAATACAAGGCTCGGTATA